CTAACTCTTTATCCAGACTGAAACAATCTAGACTAAATGGCCAATATCATTACCTACGTCCCGACCTTATAGCATTATGCTCAAGTAGAAAACTTTGGTCTGATAATCCAAGGACTGAATTCGAAGTAAGTTCGTTAAAATAAGAGGTGAGAATATGGCAGAGAGTAACTATAGAGCGAAGGGCCGTCAGCATATCATATCAAATAAGAAATCCCCTACGATAGCTACGCCAAGATATAAACAAACTTTTGATATTGCCTATCCGGAAGATCCTAAAAAACCTATATCTCAAAAAAAATTAACCTATATAGCAGATGTAATGGTTGAGTGGGTAAAGTCTTCTAATGAACTCTATTGTTTTAATACTTTTCTTTATTATCAGAATATGACTTTATCTACTTTTATTAGATGGATTCCTAAGTCAAAAACACTAGAAGACGCATACAACTTTACAATGCAGGTCTTAGGAACTAACAGAGAGCTTGCAGCGCTTGCTAAGAATGCAGAAGGACTTGCTTTTAAAACAATGCAATATACGTATGATAAGCAATGGAAAGAGGCTGAAGAACGACAGGTTAAACTTAAGATAGCTAATGATAAGGAAGGGCTATCTAAGGATGACTTTGTTTCTATAATAGGACGTATATTAAGAGATCCTAACGAGAAGCATACAGATGAATGATCTAACCAAGAACGTTGAGACCAGGATAGCTATGAAGAAGTTTACTTTTAGGGATTATCAAATACCTATAGTTAACGCTGTAGAGAGAGATAACTTTAAGAAGATATTCATTTGCCTTGGGCGAAGGGCAGGAAAAGATTTAACCTGCTTGCAAATTGCGCTTAGACAATGCCTTAAAAAAGCATGTACCGTATTCTATATTTTCCCTACATTTTCAAATGCAAGAAAGGCTATCTGGGATGCTATTGATAATTCTGGTATAAAAATACTGGACTATCTTCCTGATGCTATATGTAAGAAGAACTCCTCAGAGATGAAGGTCACTTTTATTAATGGAAGCGTGATTCAGTTTTTAGGTAGCTCTGAGTACGATAGACTACGTGGCACTAACCCTTATATGGTAATTTTTAGCGAATATGCTTATCAAAACCCTATGGCATATACAACCATTCGTCCCGTATTAGCAAGTAACGACGGTGTAGCAATATTTATAAGCACCCCATTTTCGAAAAATCATTTCTACGATCTTTATCAGGTTGCTAGTAATTCACCAGCTTGGTTTTGTTATAGAAAGAACGTAGACGAGACTATGCACTTGTCTCAGGAGAAGTTAGAGGAAGAGCGTGCTTCGATGAGCCATGATATGTTTATGCAGGAGTATTACGTATCGTTTGACCAAGGAGTGCGTGGCAGTGTCTTTGCTACGGTAATGAATCAAATCAATAATAATAATCAGATTACAAATGTTCCATGGGAGCCCTCATTCCAAGTACATACAAGTTGGGATCTTGGATATGCTGACAAGACAGTCATTATCTTTTTTCAGATTTGTGGTCAGAGTATTCATATAATAGATTACTACGAGAACAACCAGCATGGCTTAGAGCATTATATTAAGTTTCTTGATACTAAGCCGTATAAGTATGGCAAACATATAGCTCCACATGATATGGAGAACCATTCCTTTTCTACTGGAGTATCTAGGCGTGACATGGCTTCTAGGTTGGGTGTTAGTTTTATAATCTCACCTAAGCTGCATGTATCAGATGGAGTGGAGGCTGCAAAGGTAGCACTTGCTAAATGCTATATTGATGAAGATAAGTGCTCTTGTTTAGTAAAGAATCTTAACCTATATAGATATGTATGGGATGAGAAGAGGCAGGACTATACGAACAAGTTTTGCCATATGGATTCCCACGCAGCCGACGCTTTTAGGTACTTAGCAGTATCTTATAAAAAGGCTGTAACAGGAACATCCCCAGAAGAACTAAATTCTAGATATAATAGGGCGATGTATGGTACTGATAGAGGTAATTTCAACCCGTTAGGATAGTAAATAATCTGTATTAGATATATTCTGATAAAATCTATACTGAAACATATAATAGGAGTGTTGTAATGAAGCTATTTCCTACAGATTCTGTAGATTTGTACTCACAAAAAGGACATGAAATAAAAGAAAAGATGACTGAGTTCTATCATATATATAATGATAAGAATCAGGCCTTCTGGTACGAAGCCGACTTGGACAATAGATTCTATTCAGGTGACCAATCTGTTTGGGATGAGGTATACAGCGGTAAAGCCAAGAACCGTCGTAACGTCTTCAATTTCAATAGGATCCGTCGCGTTGTGGAGATGGTGTCTGGAAAGCAAAGGCAGTCAAGAAAATCTACAATCTGTGTTCCAGTAGAAAATGGGGACCAGCAGACAGCGGATCAATATTCCAAGATTTTTTCACATATTAGCCGGAAAGAGTATGTTCTTGAGACTATATCACAGGCTTTTAATGATTCGTTAACTACAGGCCTCAGTCTTCTACATTTGTGGAACGATTATAGACAAGATCCAGTTTCAGGTTCCTTGAAGGTTGACGTACTCTCTTACAATAGTTTTTTAATAGATCCGTTCTTCAGAAAAGCAGACTTATCGGATTGTAACTGTTTATGGAAGAGATCCTTTGTTAGTCCTATGCAGGCAAGAGCTCTATTACCAGACAAGAAAAAGTTTATAGAAGATGTATCACATATAAGGCCACAGAACATTTTTACTTTTATGCCTGAAAATAGTCATTTAGATAAGAAGAACTTGTTATCATATGATGAATATTATTATCTAGACTCACGCTTTCAGAAGCTTATGATCGATACACAGACTGGTGAAACTATGGAATGGCAAGGTAAGTCAGATGAAGGCTTAGCTGAGTTTCTTAGGATGTATCCTTCTGTGACAGTTGAAGAGATAGAGATTCCTACAGTAAAGATGGCTATATTACTTCAAGGCTCAGTAGCTTATGACGGCCTCAACCCACTAGGCATAGACAAGTATCCTTTTGTACCTGTCATGGCATATTTTAATCCTAACATCTCAACATACTCATTAAAGATGCAATCTATGGTCCGTGGCTTGAGAGATCCTCAATACCTATTTAACAGACGTAAGAATATTGAGCTCGATATCCAAGAGTCACAAATAAATTCAGGTTGGAAATATAAAGAGGATGCCTTAGTTAATCCTGACGATGTTTTCCTTTCTGGTCAGGGTAAAGGATTAGCCTTAAAGGCAGAGTCTCAGATGACTGACGCTGAGCAAATTATGGCCCCATTAATTCCACCTAGCATGTTCCAGTTATCGGAGCAGATGGCTAAGGAGATCCAAGAGATATCTGGTGTTAACGAGGAGTTATTGGGTAGTGCTTCTGACGATAAGGCAGGCATTCTGTCTATGCTGAGACAGGGTGCAGGACTTACAACATTACAGACACTCTTTGATCAGCTTGATATGTCCCAAAAGATGCTTGGAACTATAATGTTATCAGCAATACAGGCTAACTACACACCTGGAAAAGTTAAGAGGATTATAGAAGAAGAACCAGCCCCTCAATTCTACAATAAGGCTTTTGGTAGATATGACGCTGCTGTAGAGGAAGGGTTTAATACAACCACACAACGAGCCATGCAATTTTCCCAATTAATCCAGCTCAAGGAGATCGGCATGCCTATTCCTGATGAAGCTATTATAGAAGCTGCGACATTACAAAATAAGAATAAGCTCCTAGAACAGATGGATAAGATAAAACAGCAACAGGCTGAAGCACAACAGAAGGCTGAGCAGACACAACAACAGCTCCAGTTATCTCAAGCTGAACTAGCTAAGGCTAAAGTTCAATCAGATCTTTCCCTCGCTAAGGAAAGAGATTCAAGAGTTTATAGTAACATTGGCTTGATGGACGAACGTAGACAGGAAGCAGAAAAAGATAAGACGCAAGCTATGCTTAACTTGGCTAAGACTCTTCAAGAGATGGATGACGTTGATCTTTCTCAACTTACCAAGCTTTTACAGTTATCTCAGGTAGTTGATGCTAAGACCAGCCAAGACAATAATGCTGAACAATTGGGTAGTGCTATTGTTACAGGTCAGACTAAGGATAAAATACCATCTGACACCACTAATTCAGGAATGTCGGGTAATTCACTTGGCGCAAACTTATAAAGGAGTAGCTATGAAGATGTTTTTGAGTCCAGCTGCCGTGAAACCCAAGGGAAAACCAAGAGATGTTTTTGATAGCGTTATGGGTATTAATACTGATAAGAAGAAGCCTAAAAAAGATAAGAAAAAGGATAAGCCTTGGAAAAATAAAAAGAAATAAGAGGGCATAGTGAAAAAGAAGATTGAAGCTCCTAGTGAGTATAACGATATAGGCAAGCAGTGTCTTAAGGCATCTGAGAAGATTAATAATGACACTGTTGAGGTTAGAGAGCTTTCTAAAGAGATGAATAAGGGGTATATGGATACCCTTAAGGATACGGCTATAGATGGTAAGAAGAAGTATACTGATACTTTTTATGTTGTTGTACTTACTAAAAGAGAAAGACTTATAAGTAAGGTTTTACGTAATTTTTTCTATGCTAGGCAGTCATGCCCAACTCCAAGTTATGAACAGGCTGTATATAAGTTTAACTCCAAGGATGAAGTTTTAACCTTTTTATGGATGATTCCATCTAAACAATTATGTAAAGATATGTTTAAACAAAGACATGACTTAAATATGGTAAATGATCCGTTATTACCTTTTGTGATAGATTATGTAACTGGTAGGCTCTATGTTAAAGCTATAGAACTAAATGAAGAGCATTTAAATGATAATCATTTAAAAGAAAATTTTTAGGAGCAACATGTCAGAAGAAATAATACAGGATGCTGTTATAGAAACTGAAGTTCAAAACGAAGAGGTCAAAGCTAATGAATTACAAGAATCAGATAATATAATTCTTAGTGGCGACGATAGTTCACATAAAGGAGAAGATAATTCAGATATTAAAGAAGATAGTAATATTAGTAGAAAAGAAGCTAAACAAATAGAAAAACAGGAAAACATTAAAGCATTACGAGCATCTAGGAATCAGTTCCAACGTGAGCGTGATGAGTACCTTGCAAGAATACAGGTATTAGAAGCTGCTAAGAATAAGCCAGTAGAAAATGATCTTGATGATTTTGAAGATCCTCAAGTAAAAGAAATAAAACAAATCAAGAGTTATATGTCTGAGATGGCTGCTAATAACTCTAGGATGAAGTTACAGACACAGTATCCAGACTTTGGGAAGATTGTTAATGGTGAGAGTATATCTATCCTTAAAAATAGATTTCCAGAGATAGCAGCAACATTAGAACAGTCTAGAGATATCTATACAACTGGAGTATCAGCGTATAACATAATAAAGAAGTTTGGCTTACATATTTCTGAAGACTATGAAATTAAGAAGCAGCGGGTTGAAGATAACATCGCTAAGCCAAGACCTACTAGCGCTGTTAAGAGTCAATCTGATCTAAGTCACGCTTCTGATTATTCTGATCTTAAAGATAAATCGGTAAGAGATGAAATTATAAGAATTGCTACTGAACGAGCAATGGGTTAGAAGTATTTCTCTTCTCTTCTTTTATATTACACGCCTGCGATGCCTACAAAACAGGCGTGTAATTAGTCCTTAAAAGAAACAATTATTTGTTTTTATTAATTAGATTATTGAATACATAACCACTAAGTCTTCCAAGAAAACTAGAGAATATACCAACAAGATAATAAATAAATTCTTCTTTCAATTTGTTACCTTTTTATATATAAAAAATATGATATCTCCACTAACCATACCTAACATAAAAAAGATAACTAAATAAGCTGAATGTAAAGCGGTCATTTTGTATTCTATTCTTTAAGGAGTTGGAGTTGCTGCGAAGGCTGTAGCAAAAACTGCACCTGCTGCATTACTTACCGCTTCTGTTGGAACTGCTAACGCTTGCATTGTTAGGGCTCCAGCAGTAGCTCCAGCTCCTGGATTTAATGTAGCTGCTGTAACGGCCACAGCTACCAAAGAGGAGAATCCATAAGATATTACATATATTGATCCTTTTGCGAACCAAAATCCAGCTACAGCTGCGACAGGTCCACCGCCATTTAGTCTTTGTTTAGCATGTATGACATATTCACCATCATCTAGTTGTGAGACGGTTAAATAGTTTGTTGAGCAACTAAGCTGCCTAGCTATGTCTTCGCTTTCTTCATCTGATAGCTGTGTAAATGTGCCTAAGTTGCTTATTTTTTCTATATCTGAGTGTATGAAAACTCTTCTAAGCTCTATATACCCACCAGATATCATTACATTTCTAACATTTCCCAAGAAATAATTTAACTGCTTACTGGTTATGTTTCTTATTACTTCATCAACGAAACAGTTTTGGACTCTATAGATTTCATTATCTTTTAATATACTGAAACCATTATTATTATGTGATACTTTTATTACACCTAGTGCATGAGGAACAAATAGATTATTTCTATCTATTTGTATTGACTTTAAATTAGCAGTTACTAATGTAGCAATCGTCATAAATGTTGCTAATGTTTTTTTAATCATTGAATTCTCTTTCTTAT